TTCTTCCTAATCTTTGATTGGTTGATTTAATTCATCATGAGAGCCCCTTGGATTTTCCTTGGGGCTTTTCTATTTTTGAAAACTATTTACTCTGACTTGAATCCTAGTCTCCTTTGAGCGAGGCCCCTGCTCACTGTCTCTACCGGAATACGGGGCTGGTAGATACGATTCTAGGATACAGGTCCATAATTTTTAAATAAGGAGATATATTATGGGATCAAGAAGAGTAAGTCGTAAAAGACTATATGAAGTAGAAAAGGCAGGTCAAGCGATTGATCTTGAAGCCGCTGCTGGGATGGAAAATACAATTATTTCAGCAACACAACACAGGCAAGGACAAGAAATTATAACAGAGATCGCACTTGATCTTAATCCATCTAGTGTTAACCTTGCAGCACCGGGAACTGCGGAATATGCAATTGCAGAGGCATCTAAAGCTGCATACATCACTCAATTAACCGAAGCAAAGTACGGAATTATTACTGAAGTGCGAGCTGTTGTTGTTGAGAATATAACTGATGCTGGAGGTGGTAATGATTATGATTT